CGCTATTCCCGATGACATCCCTGACATGGCTATACCGATGTATGTGCCAGGCACTGAAGAACCTTATGCACGCTATATCTGTCAAGCAGATTGGATCGAAGGGTTTGCAGAGATGCACGCTAAGATCCATGAATCAAGCAAGATGACGGCTGAGGAGAAGTTCGAGAAGATTAAAAAATTCAGGGAAGTTAATGAAGCCTATACAAAAACATTTGATGGCAATACAACAGCGAAATTCTTATCACGACTACAAGCTATTAGAAAGGAAATCAACAATGGCTAATGGACATATTGCTCAGATGGGCAAAGGGGTGTTATTTCAAAACGAAAAGAAACACGACAAATCACCTGATTGGAAAGGCACGCTATTGTTATCTGAAGATTACAAAGCAGGGCAAACTCTCAAGATTGCTGGATGGACAAAGCAAACACCTAAGGGCAGCTTAATCAGCTTGTCAGAAGATAATTGGAAACCTGATAATGGTGGTACTTATCCGAAGGAGGTCAATCGTGTCAAAGATTCTGATGTGCCTTTTTAGCCTGGTGCTAATCAGCAATGCTTTTGCATACGAAAAATGCAGCAAGACTTCCGATGGAGAAATCTGTTGTTGGGATACCAACATTGATGGACCTTTCGGACCGCCTGGCTGTTAATGGTTGTTTTGAACCTACCCTACCCTCCAAGCGTAAATCATCTTTACATTAACGCTAGGGGTAGGCGCTTTCCAAACGCAAAAGCTAAAGCCTATAAAACCGCAGTGCAAGAGTATGTGGCTGAGTATCGAACACCAAAGTTCAATAATGCCAAGATTGCGCTGATTGTATGGGCTTATCCTCCTGATAAACGCAAACGGGATATATCTAATTTACTGAAGATTATTGAGGATAGTTTGCAAGATGCAGGAGTATTTGATGATGATTTCAACATTGATTTTATTGAGATCAAGCGTTGTGACATCAAAAAAGGTGGAGGATTAACAGTCATGATTGAAACGATGGAAGAATTTTCACTAGTCCAAGAGGAATCTGGCGTGAATTAGCCAGGTAGTTAGGGGTTGCGCCAGCCAACTACTTGGATAGCTGGCACTTATTAGGAGATAACATGAATACACCATACAACACTGGAAAAATTGAGATTGGTAAGTATTACCAAAAGGATTGCAGACCAGAGATGGATTCAGATGCCATTCTTTTGCAGACGGCTTTTCTTGATCCTGAGGGCTATCGCAAGCGCCATTTATCTGAGGTGCTGTATGTATGTTTAGTTATTGTTACGCTTTTTGGGTATTTCTTATTCTCATGATTGTTAGATTATCAGAACTAGATACCTACGAAATAGCGTGGGCAGCGCATGAACGCCATAAATACAAGCAGGATTGGCAAGTAAAAACGCAACGGGTAGATCAAAAGCGAGATGACTTTGCCATTACCAGAGAAGGCATGGCAGGAGAATGGGCAGTTAGTAAGGTAATTGATACGCCTGTTAATTTAGACTTACACCCTGGTGGTGATGCTGGTTGGGATTTTGAGTATTGCGGTATCAAGATTGATGTCAAGACAAGCAAGGCAAAGTACTTATTGTTTAATACATTAAGCAGTTTTAAGGCAGATTTAGCAGTGTTTGCAAGGTATTTGAATGAGTATCAAATAGAGCTAGTAGGTGCTATAACTAGGCAAGATTTTGTTGCAAAGCACCAATTGAAAAATTTTGGGTATGGGGATAAGTGTGTGGTTGATCCTCTTTTATTAAACGATGTTAGGGATTATTTATGAATAAGAAAATTTTTGTAGCTACACCAATGTATGGCGGTCAGTGCGCTGGTTACTATACGCAGTCAATTATGGAACTCAATATGTTGCTACAAAAGTCTGGAGTGGAAGCTCAGTACAGCTTTATGTTCAACGAGAGTTTGATTACTAGAGCAAGAAATTCGCTTACCAATGTCTTTATCAAGAGCGGATGCACTCACCTACTCTTTATTGATAGCGATATTAAGTTTAGGGGTGCTGACATCATGGCTATGCTTGAAGCAGATAAAGACATTATTTGCGGTATCTATCCTAAGAAAGAAATCAATTGGGATAGCGTTAAAAAGGCAATGGATAGCGGAGTACCACAGAATCAATTAAAGAGCTATACAGGCAGTTTTGTGGTCAATCTGGTGGATTACCAAGGTGAAGTGACTGTACCTGTTGGACAGCCTGTAGAGATCTTTAATGGCGGTACGGGTTTTATGATGATTAAGCGTGAAGTTTTTGAGCAATTATCAGACAAAGTGCCGTCTTACTTTAACGATGTCAATGATCTAAATGGTCAAGTAGGCATGAGGGAAGAAATCAAAGAATACTTTACTACCTCTATTGAACCTGAAACTGGTCGCTTGTTATCAGAAGATTATCACTTCTGCTACATTTGGCGCAAAGCTGGTGGCAAGGTCTATGCTGCTCCTTGGTGTCAGCTCAGCCATATAGGTACTTACGCTTTCGAAGGACAGCTCATCCCTGCTCCATGATGCGCCTGATTCGCCTAGTACCCAGTGATTCATAGCTCGATCTTTAGCCAGATACGCTCATGTACCCAGTACAGAGCTATCTTGGTGAACAGTTCAACAAAGGCAATGCTGAAGGCTAGGCTTGCAGTGCCAGTAATAATCCAAGATAAAGCAAAGGTGTCAAGGCTTCCAGTAACACGCCAAGACACCGCTTTTAAAAGAGATTTGTAATGACTATCTTCTGCCACGCTTTTTTGCCGTTCTCTTTGCTTTTCGAAATGCGGATTCAGTGGGAGCGCCTTTTGAACCTGGCGTTCTCATTTTCTCTTTTGATCCTTTACGGATACGCTCACGCTTTTTATGGATATTTGCGTATAGTCCAGGCTTCATCTGCACCCCCATCTTCTTCTGGCAGCTTTGCCACGCTCACCCTTCCAATGCTTGGATCTAGCGCAAAATGACTTATGTCTTGATCCTGATTTTTGTGGTGCTTTTAGCTTGCTTCCTGTTGCTCGGTTGTATTTCTTTCTTCCTTTGGCTGTTAATCCTCCGCCTTGGGATACGGATAACTTTTCGCCACGACCAACGGAAAGGTTAGTGCTTTTAGCCACGATTAGCCTTTCTTTTAACTCTCATGTTGTTGCGTTTAACAGCTTTTTTCTGAGTTAAATTACCGCTAACCCCCATGCGTTTTTCAGCAGCGCTGTTAGAACGAGGTGGATTAACGATTTTAGCCATTAGCAAAGCCCTTCATGAACTCTAACTCCTCCGCTTGTCTGCGTTTGAGTAAGCCAGCCATGTGATGACCAGCAGCCATATCCCATTTTAAAAATTCTTCAGCAGCGCCTTCAAAATCTCCAGCATTAACTTTCTTTAGGAGTGTGGAGTGGTTAAGATTACCGCAACCACAATTGAAAGCAAAATCAACAAGTGCGTCAAATTCATCTTGGGTTAGCTCCACAGTGACTTTAGCGTTGACATCGGCTTCTGCCTTTTTAACATCTTGGCGTAAGTATTCTTCAGCTTGTTCTTGGGTTATGACCAATCCGTCAACCACTTCAGGACCAGTATGACCATAGCCAATAGTCCAAGGATCACCCCCACTACCAGGATCGGGGTAGGCACTAAGTCTGCAACCTTCAAAATGTTCTGTGAGATGTAAACCATCTTTTGAATATTCCATTATTTCACCATGAGAAAATTGTATTTGTTAATAACATCATTGCGTTCTATTTCTGAGATTTGGCACTGTCTTGCAAACCCGATAAGAACTTCGACATCTGGTTCAAGTAATCTGAATCCTTGACTTGGTACTGTAGGGGTGGCGGATTGACCTGTTGAAAGGTCTGAGTTGTTCCGCATCCCCCTAGACTGAGCAATAAGAGCGTTATAGCGAGTTTCCAGTTCATCTTTATCCTTTTGTGTTTGGATTGATACGGCAGCTTGATCTTGCACTACCTTAGTCTGCTCTGCAATAGCGTGTTCTACGGCTTCTACTTTGGCTTTTTCCTCGTAATAACCGTCAACACGATGCGTAATAAAAGCCGTGCCTAGCGCAATAGCAATGTAGAGATAAGTACTAATTGGTAGGGGGAACATTGGTTTTAGGAACTTGAGTAGCAGCTTTAGCACCGATCACAGCACCGCCACCAGTTAAGGTAGCAGCTAAACCAATGCCTAACTGGTTTAAGTCTAGTGTTGGATTGTTCATGACATGAATGATGGCGCAGATAGCAAAAGTAGAAATTGCAATAAATGCTAAAAACCGTGCCATGCAGAACATCTCTCCGCAATCTTCAGTAAATATGTCTTTTAAAAACTTCACCATTTATAACCCCATGTTAAATACCATGCAATAACCGCAGCTAAAGCAAAACAATAAAACATTACTCTGCGTACTTCTTTAAGATCATGTTGATATTCTTCATTGTCTTTTCTCTGAAGGTTCTCAATATCTAACTTGATCTTCAATACCGCATCCCACTCTTTAGCACCATACTTCTTTACAAAGTCAATCTTCAACCTTGCTTCTTCATCGGAGATCTGTTTCTTTCGTTTCCACTCCTCAAGCGCTTTAATCAGCGCTCTTTCCTTCTTTAACTCTGCTTCTCGTCTTGCCCTAATACGATCTTGGGCTTGCTTCTGCGCTACAGAAATGGCTTCTTTTTGGGCATCTTCAATGCTTGCTCCAATAATCTTGCCAGCTTCTTTACCGCTTTTATATCCTTCGCTTATCCCCTTTGCACCCGCCAAAAACCCAAATTCATCTGGCACTTTATCCTCATAAGCTAGGTTCTATCCCCTAGAGGAATTTTATTGCGCTTCTGATTCTTGCTCAACTGGTGTAACGCCAACTGCTACAGGTTCAGGAGTAGCAACTGGAGCATCAGCAGATTCGTGATGAGTAACGAAACGCTGTAACAATTGATGTAATTCTCCGCCCATTTCTAGGCACTCTTTTCTAACGAATGAATCTAAAGACTGAAGTAAGCTCATTTTTAATATCCTACAGAAGTGTTGTTGTTTGCAATTAAGTAACCTTCCAGTGAAATCGCTACTGTTGAGTTACCAGTGTTTGTATTGGCTTGCCACTGAATGTCTGTGCCAGCAGAGTAAACGCTTGGAGCTACCCTTTGAATGGTGAAATTACCAACAAAAGGTCTGCGGGTAAGAACTTGTTGCACGCCATTTTGAAATACTGTGGCTACCTGATAACTGTTGTAAGTGCTTTGAGAAATAGCTGGAGAACTAGAAAACACTTGTGAACGAGTTAAATAAAAGGTGCTGTTAGCTGGAACGGTGTACCAAGAGTTTTGTGACTTGCCAACGCCAGTAACAATCTTGGCATAGGTATTTGAGGTATTACCGTCTGCGCTAGTTAATGTCACATTGGCTGCTGGATTTCCAGATGTCACAACAATGTTATTTACACGGAAATAGTTATTTGCTGTGGCAACACCAGTACTGCCGTTTAGCGTAACAATCTCGCTAATTGGGTTGTAATTGGCATCCAGACCGTTGATGGTTACTTTGGCAGTATCGCTACCAGTACCCGTCATCAACATAGGAATAGCAGATCCAGGGTAGGTATAAACAGTATTATTTTCCCAAATAGGGATATAAGTGCTGCCTACAGTAGTTTGATAACCGTAAATATTGATTACTTGATGGTAAGGAATCTGACCTCTTGCTGCTTGCAGGTCGAATGGTTCGTGCCTACCATGCTGTGTCATCGAGAAGGTAGATTGTGTAGCCATTAGTAGATACTCTTTTTGCCAGCGTTGCCAGGTTTAGTAGTCTTAGAATCTTTGGTGTTATTGTTTCCATCAAAGTTAAAAACACCCATAAATCCTGATGGCATCTTGCCAGCTAGGGTTGTGTTGATTCCACCCACAGATCCATCACGGGGTAGTTGTGGGCGAACAGATTTAGCGATTTGCTGGTTATATTCTGTTGGTCTTTTATGGGGTTGACCGCCTGTACTACCCGTTGTTTTCGGCTTTAAGCTCATTTTTGTTCCTTTCTTTGGTATTGACTACAAGATAACTGAATACTACGAATATGGCTAGTGTCACCACTCTCTCCCACATCGGATTCCACATTGTCCAACCGCACATCACGCTTGATGCCAGTAAAGCCAATATCGTAATCAATCGGTCTGTAATGACCGCCAATGCTAGGCGTACCAAGGCTACTGCTTCCATGTTTTATCCCCTTAAAAGTTAAACCAAGCATTAGTTTAACCTTCCTCATCATCTACTGCAATAAAGCCACTACCCCATTCATCATCACTGATCTTCTGCTTCAGTTTTTCGATGTTCACCATACGGTCAATCACCTTACACTTGTCAGTAAGGGAAGCCATCTCATCTGCCATGACTTCTCGTAGCAGTTTTGCAACGGCATCTTCCAGATCGGGGTTTAATCCTTTGGACTTCTTGCTCATCTTTTAGACTTGCGACCTGTAATCTTATGACGGTTACGCTTAATAGCTTTATTCATACCCTGTCTTTTGCCTTCCATGTAAGGCATATTACCTTTTATACTCATGATTTCTCCTTATTTTCCTAGTAATCCAGATGCAACATGACCTGTAGTGTAAAGACCAGCAGCTCCAAGAGCTATTCCTGTCCACTTTTTAATGGCTAATTTCTTTTGTTCCGCATTAACAACGCTTTGAACCTCGGTTAAAAACTGATTTCTTTGCTCAATCGGCAAGTAATCAGCCAATTTTTGAGCTTGCTTGTTAATGTAGTCAATCTTTTCTTTAGGATTGGTAATCTTGTCTGCTCTATCAATATCAGATTGAATAATTTGTAGTTCGCCTTGGCGTTTTCTTTGCTCAGCAGCAGTCTTAGTTCTTTCTGCACCTCTGGTTTTAGCTCCAGCGCCACGCTTTTCAGCCTGTTCTAATTGCTGAACATACTTTCCAGCCATCTCATAAGAACCTGTTTCCTTGAGCATAGTTCTATTGTCTGCAAGGAATTTACGGGCTTGAGCAGCAGTTTTTCCTTCTAATTGACCTGCAAAATAGCGTTGTGCTTCTTCTCTAGCAAGTTTTTCATCTCCACCAATAGCGCTTATAAAATTGTCGTAGTTTTCTTTATTTTTAAATACTGCATTAGCAACGCTTTCTGCTGGTGTAGTAGCAATACTTGTTCCTTTTTGCTCTCCAACAAACGATTTACCTAAACGACTTTGAAAAGCCTGTAAAGGTTCAGAATCTTTACGGTATTGATTGATAAATTTGTCAATTCTTCTTTCAGAAAATTCTGACATAACTTTTTCAATAGACTTTGCTAGATCACCTGCCATTTGTTGATTTATGGCATCAAAACCTTCTGCTGGCAAACCGTATGAACGCTCACGCAAAAACCTGCGTAACTGTTCTAAACCTTCAAAACTTACGGGTTTACCTCTAACCATACCAGTAGCTTCATCTACATAACGGGGATCAATTGCACGCCTAATTGCCAATAAAGGATTTTTAATTGCATCTAAAGTAGCAACAGCAGTTCCAGTTTCTTTATCGTTAATAAGCCTATCTATTTGATTCTCAACATCTTTATACGCTTTAGTTTTTTCTACTCTATCGCCAGCCAATTCTTTTGACCTAGCGTAATTAAACGCATCAGCCTTGTTTTTTTCTGCATTAGCTTGTCTTACGGCTTTTAAATTGTCGTAAATTTCTTTTGTTTTTGTTTTAATTCTTTGACCAATGCTGGATTCTGATTCTGGAATACCTTTTGTCACTCCAGCTTCGGTAGCAGTAGTAACGCCAGGCAGCTTTCCGTATGCAGCTTCACCCTTCTTGGCTTCACGCTCAGCAATCTTTTCTGTAGCTCCAATGCGTTTTTCAGCAGTAGTGGCTTTCTTTTCAGCAGCAGCAATTTCTTGTGCAGTCTTGCCAGCAGTAGTGGTTTTTAGTTCTTCAGCCAGATCTTTACCGCCACCAATCAACTTTCCTAACTTTTCAGCACCGTACTTGCCTAGCTTGTAAATACCACGCCCACCAGCATATAGCGCAGGAGCAAGTTCACCAGCAGTTTCATAGCCACGAACCGCTGTTCTTGGTCTTTCAATGCCAACAGCACCAGCCATCTTGCGTGCTTCTTCAATAGTAGGGAATAGGGTTTCTCTGCCACCTAATTGCTGAGTTTCACCCTTCTTTTGCAAACCTAAAAACTGAGGTACATCGTAAGCACCAAACTTTTCAAGCTCTCCAAGAGATCCAACAATACCTGTTCCTAAACCATAGGCAGCAGCGCCAGCCTTTTCTCCAAAGCTAGGAGATTGAGATTTAGGTACAGCTTCCCAATCACCAGCAGATTTAACATCTACAGATCCTTTAGGTACTGATTCCCATTCGCCAACTTTTGGATCACTCATAGACTTTTCTCCGTTGAGTTCCGTCTGGGCTGTATTCCCAATGGTATCTTCTGCCTTGCTCATCTACATCTGAAGTAGGTGTTTTAGGAGCTTCACTGCGTTGCATGATGTTGCGACCTAGCGCAGTCATGTTTTCACGGGTGATGTTCTTGCTGTATGGAGTAGCTTGGGCAGAGAGTTCGCCAATTTGCTGATCCATCAATTGCTCAAATCCAGCCACATTAAATTGATCTTGTTTTAACAAGTCGTTAAATCGTTTTTGGAATTGAACAGTAAATCCTCTAGCACCGCCAGCCAATGATCTTTCGTAGCTAACAAGGTATGCAGCGTACTTTTTAGCAAATACCAATGCTGGTTGACCTTGATCGTCTGGTTCAATACCTTTTTTCCAAGAATCAACATAACGCTCAATCTGCTGATTGATCTGTCCATAACGACCAATAAGGTCAGCATTTTGCTTAGCATATTGAGATAAATCATCTGCTTGACCAACAGCTTTAGCAAGGTTAGCCACTTCAGGCACAGCCTTTTTATCAAGAGAAGCACCTGTAAATTCTTTAATTAGTTGAGCTTGATCTGTACCGCCAGAGGTTAAGTTATGTCTTGCAGATGCTTCCATAATCTTCGCCCACATATCAGCGCCTTTGAGCGCAATCTCCTTGGCTACATCATCCCTAGAAGATTGAACGAGCTTGGCAATAACACCAGGGTTTTTAGCTGAAATCTCGGCTGCTTTAGTTAAAGCTGCTTCTTTATCAGTAGCTCTTAACTTTTGATATTGCTCAAGATCTTTTAGCAAGGCATCGTTGGATGCTTTAATACTTTGTAGTTCTTTTTCAAAGGTAGCTTGCTCTTTAGCAAACAAGTCTTTACGACCTTGTTGATAGCCCTTGAGCATACCGCCCATAGCGTTCATGGCATTTAAGCCAGATAACTTTCCTGAACCACCAAGAGCGACACCCATCGTGCCAATCATGCTGAAAATACCGCCTAAATCCATCATGTTCTCTTGTGATGGCTTAAATTCAGGAATAGGCTTAATGTCCTTTTTGACATCCTCATAGTGCGTTTTATCTTCAGCACTGATCTTTTCTAATGCTCTAGCTTTTTCACCAAACTCAGAAGCAGCTTGTTCAGATTGCGCCAATATCTTTGATTCGGCAGCACGCTCTCCTGCTTCTTTAGCTTCCCGTAGAAAAGGGTATTTAGCTAAAGTAGAATTGATTGGATCTGGTGTTGTTGGTTGTGGATCAGCCATTTACAGTCCTTGTAGGAGTTGTTGTAGCACCTGAATAAGGGGTAAATCCACCGCCTACCATCTGAGCAAGGGTAGTGTAGAAATTTGTAGTAGCTTGATTGAGCTGAGTATCCAATTGCAGACCAGTTTTAATAGCTCCAAGGCTAATATTGTCACCAATTTGCATGACATTCAAGCCATAGGTGTACTGGTTATTGAGCAATGTTTGATAAATACTAGCTAATTGATTAGCGGATTGTTGTGCGCCTACACCACCACGATTAGCTTGTGATTGTGCCAATTGCGCTTTAGCAGCGTTATAGGCTTGTTGGCTTGCAGGGGTAAGTTCACCACGCTGAGCAGCGCCCACTAATTGTTGACCTTGAGTTTGATAAGGAGTTGCAATTGCTTGTTCTTGACCTTGTACCGCTTGACCTTGTGCAGCAGATTTACGAGCTTGAGAAGCGCCAAATAGACCTAAACCAGTGGTTAAACCAAGACGAGCAAGGTTTGTAGGATCAGTCAAAGCATTAGTTAATCTATCACCAAAAGATGGAGGTTGCTTAGTCGTGCCAGTATCTACAGTCGGTGTTGGTGTATTAGCAATAGCGCCAAAAGGTTGCGTAGGAGCTAAACCAGGAACTTGAACAGGACCACCCACAGCCATTCCAGGGGTTTGCAACTGTCCATAAGTGCTTAACGGTGCTGTAGAGTAGTCTGTTCCGTATGTGCCTGGTTGATAACCAGGAATTTGAGTATCTAAACCAGCTAACGATTGTGTTTGCTGTGCGCCAGTAGGTGCGCCAGGAATCCTTAATCCAGAACTGCCAGATGTGTCTTGTGTAGGAGTTTCAGTTGGAGCGGGTGCTTGTTGCTCTACTGGAGCTGGAGCTTGCTCAATCGGAGTAGTGTCCACGCCATCATCAAACTCTAATAAGCCAGTTTCAGGGTTAGTAGAACCTCTACCACCACGCCTTTTAAGTAACGCAGCTTCTTTAGGGGTAATGTGAGCAAGTACAGAATCTTTACCACGCCCTTTAGAGCGCAACATTTCCGCCAAAGCTGGCAGATCCATCTTCAAGGATTCCATTAAGACTTTACTCATACATTGCTCCCGCCTGATTGATCTGGATTCCGTAATGATGCCTGATTCCATACATTTGATCTAGATGTACCGCCTTCAGTAGTCTGTACTGGAGAACCTGGATCACTAGATACGCCTAATGCTGAACCTAAAACTGTACTTCCCGCAGCAGTTGGAGATCCAGATTGACCTGTAAGGATTGTAGAACCTTGTGGTGCGCTTCCTACTTGAGAAGATGATTTTGGCTGTGTTCCAAACACATTAGAGTAATTTAATCCTGTACCAATAGCGCTTCCAAGTGCGCTAGTTTCGCTAGGGCTTGCGCCTGTTAATTGACTTATGCCACTGGTTAAAGCTCCTGTAGCACCGCCTAATTCAGCAGCTTTTGTTGCAGTTTGTAGGTTTGTTCCAGATAGCTCATCTTTAATAAAAGGAGAAGCAGCGCCACCAGCAGTAGCTTTTGCAAGATTGGATGCAGTAGGTCCTAAATCAGAAGTAGCTTCTCCTACAGAGCTACCTATTTCAGAACCAGCAGCTCCACCTACAGCGCCTACTCCAGCAGCTTTAAGAATTTTTCCAGGATCGCCTGTTTTTTGGGCTTCAGAAATAGCTCCAGAAGCAGCTCCTATGCTTGCAGCTCCTACAGCAGATAAAGTAGTTACGCTATAGCCAGCAGCAACGGCTTCAATGGTATCTCCATAACCTAAAATGGCAGCGCCAATTTCAGGACCTCCAATAACGGAAGCAGCCACAGCTACTACTGGAATAAGAATTGGTGCAACTTCTTGAACTGCTCCGCCCATTATATTTTTCCTTCTTTAACTAATTCTTCAGTTAACTTTCCAAGGGTGACACCAATAGATAAAAGCTGATAATCAATTCCTTTTCCTTTAACCATGTCTTGAGTAATCAACTGGTTTTTTAAAGCAAAATCTACCACCATTGGGTATAAATTAGGATTTCTGGCTGCTTGTTTGGCATATTTTCCCAAAGAAATAAGCTCTTGTGGATTAACCTTTGCCGTCTGAAGTATCTTTAAAATTCTTTCTTTTGTCTGCTCAACTTCAGGCGGATGATTGGTTTTTCCTTTATTTTTCAATAGGTTACCAACATCGGCATTGATAGGCTGAGTTTGCGGATTTTCGATTTTTTTTGGCGGAGGGGAAAGATTATCCATAGTCTATTGAATGAGGTTGAGGGCAGAAGCAATTTGCTGATGAATCGTTAAATGCGTACCAATCCAATCGTAAAAATCTTCTTCATTATTGAAATTTACATCGAGCATATTGAACGGATTATTCAATCCTAAGAGCTTTGCAAACGCCTGATGTTCGACTTGATGAGCTAATAACCAGTCATCCAAATTGTCCGTATTAGCGTCTGTAATAGGGAAAATAGGCACTGAAATGCCTTGTCTTTGAAATGTTTGCTGAAATAGCTTATGTTGTAGTCCGTTTTCAAACAAAAACTCTCCTAGGGATTCAACATCCCCAAACTTCACAATAGAGAGCGTATTAAAGTCCATGTCAGTTCAGCTTAAATGCGATTGCCACCAAAGAAGCTACAATAAAACCAGCAGAGCAAATCAAAATCTGCTCCAAGCGCTTTAACCTAGCGCAAATACTGTCATAGCGAAGTTCACACACCGCTTCATGGGTGTTCAATTTTGCCCTTGTTTCGTCAATAAGAAGTTCGCTCATGTTAGACATTGTAGTAAGGGATTTTGTAGTTAGTACCGTTAATGTTTAACACTAAATACCCCAATGGAACTAATGGCAGTGAGCTTGTGTTAAATGTTGCATTAGCATTGGTTGTGCCAGCATAAGCATTGATGGTAACGGTGTTGTTAGCATTAACCACCATTGCATCGGTAGTAGAGT